GGGTCATATGCTCCCCTATCGGTAAATCCTATAAGGTCTAACGCCGTGTATCCTGTCGGTTCAATCATACTTTTTTCCTCCTTATGAAGCAGTCCTTATATATAAGCGGTTATTTGCAACCGTAAACTCTACTCCTGCATCATCACGCATATATAAACGGTTATTTGCTATGATAAAGTGCGGTGTAACAAAATCTGCGTAAAACTCTGCTCTGTCTGCATCTGCCTTAGCCTCTTGTGCTTTATCACGGCTTATCTCAGAAAAGTAAAAACTGTTATTTGTATCTTCACCAGTTCGGGTATCCGTTCCACCTACCGCCCACGACTCAGCCAGTGTAGCATATCCGTCTGCGTTATTTTCGCTTGCCGCCGCCGCTAACTCGCTATTATGAGCATTGGTAGCACTTGTGCTTGCGTTCTGCTCACTCAAAGCCGCCGCATCCTCACTTGCCTTGGCATTTACCTCGCTATCGTGTGCATTGTCAGCCGCCGCCTCCGCACGCTCCATCTGCTCTGTGGCTAACTCAATGATGGCTGGTATATCCGTTTCAGATATATCCGTATCACCATCAATCGGTGACTTCTCGACCGCAAGGATGAAGTTAAGCGTGCCAATGTTCTGACTATCCTTAATAAGTCTTAACTCACACGGTATATCACCGTTAAGCACTGTCATCTGCTCTGTGGTAGTAACTGTTACCGTATTACCACTCCACGTAGCGTCATAACTAAAACCATGCTTGTCGGGCTTGATACCGTCTACCCTTACCTCTGTACCTGTTGGAATGGTATAAGCAACCGCACCATCATACAACTTAAACTGAATCTGTCTGCCAACATCAAATTGGCTTACGTTTACCCTTGGGAGTACTCCGTTGGGTATAATTTGTAGGTTTACTGTCTGCATCTGTTAAACCTCCCTAATTTGTAATAAGTCCTTCTTTTGCAGTCTTTTTATTCACTTGTGATACATACGGTACGCTGATAGTATTACCGTAAAAATCAACTATTTGCGTTGTATCAAGTGTTACATCAGTTACAACATCACCGTTATAACCTCTGTATACAGTATTGCTACCTGCGCCATCGGTTATATATAAGCGGTCAACTTTGAATGTCACTTGATTGCCGTTAAGTTGAATACCATCAATGCCATCTGCTTGAACACCCAAAAGCACCTTATTCTCATAACCACCTGTGCGACCGCCATGGATATTTCCATTGATTATCTGCAAGTGTCTACCGTCATTTTCTTGCCATATATCGCCACCTGTAATATGCACGTTAGACAAATTAGCACCATTAGCCGTAAGAGTGCCGTTTTCTGTCATGCTAGAATTGGCAACATCCCACTGGATACCATTACGACTTACCTTAAACAGTGTATGTATTTCAAGGTCGGATGAATATACTGTTAAACTCGGCACGTTTGTACCGCCGATAACTAATTTACCATCTAGTGTCCATGCCTGCTTGTAGGTCTGCCCTCCATCCGATGAAAAGCCTAAACCGTTTTCATTGATACGTAACAAATTATGCCACTGGGTAGGGTCGTTATGGTCTGCAAATATCAACTCTTTCCATGAGCCATCATTATTCTTAACCGCTATAACGTATCCATTGCTATTAGTTAACCATGCGGTAGCGTTTTGTATGTCCTCTTGGATACCTTCACCAAACTGCTTAAACTTTTGTGTTAAACCACCTACCATTGAGGTTATTGCGCTATTTTGGTCATTTATCGTACTTGCAAGGCTTGTGCGGATACTTCCTACCTCTATACTATCGTATCTTTCAGCAAGCACATCATATACTGTCTTTACGACCTTAGCAGTCGTACTTATGCCTAACTTTTCAAACTGTACGCCGATAATATCACACAATGATACGCTTTGTAATGACAATATATCCTTGTATTCTTCCGTACTTGCAAGGTCGATAAAGGAAACCTTAACTGATACTGTCGGAATCCCTATTCCTTCTTTACCAAGATAAGCCGTGGCTAATGTCCTCAACTGTTGCTCGGTCGGCTTGCTTTCAAAGTCTTGCGACATATCAAGCGTCACTGTCCGCTTAAATGGATAATTGTCTGCATATTGGCTTTCGACTACCTTTTCAGGCAATGTGACTATCTCGGTGCCCTCTGAATCCATCCAGTAAGGACAGATACCTGTGATCGTGTTGGATATGTAGGATTCCTGATTCAAGTCGGTAATATTTTTACCATATCGCAAGATAACGCTCGGAGTAGTTACACCCCTGTTACTCCACAACTTAACCGTGTAATTATCCCATTCATATTCACCACCGAACCGATCCAAAACGGATCCTTCCACACCACCTAATCTCTGACGGATGGATGCCGGAGTGCCTTGTGTATATGATGCAACCGTGGTTACGTTAGTCCAAAATGTAAACGGATTACTTTCAGCACTGTTTGTCTTTAATGCCTGAAGCGTCTGATTACAAGCTGAAGCGGATGCCGTGACATTAAAGGGCATACTCGGTATATAGCTCAACTGATAACTGATATGCTGGGCATATACCGCAAATTGTCCATTGATGGGCTTGGTTATCTTGTACACTCTGAATGCCTGAAGTGCGCTGGTGTTATTTGGCTTAACCACGATTATCGATGATAATTCAATCTCACTCGCATGATTTGCCGTTTCCGCAATGCTTAACTCCAATTCATACAACCCATTGCGCTCTTCTGTGACTTTACAAGTTATGCACTCAAGCCTTCCGATACCATTAGTTGTGAATGTCGTTGCATTTTTTGAGAATAAAATCGGCTTCATAGGATCCACCACCTTGGCTTGATCTCAATCTTTGTCAGACCGCTAATACCTATCGAATTATCACCCTGATTGAGCACCGGGAAGGTGCCATTGGTCAACACGATATTTCCATTGCAATTCGTTGACCCCTTATAGGCTTCCATCAGTTCACAATCTATATCCGTGTACTCATTTGCCGTGGTTATTTGCACGCTCACACCGCTTATCGTGAATGAGCCAGTACCATATGCCCTGATTAACGGCTTACTCGGCATATACTCATTGTGGATTGAGCCAGCTGCAGTGAATGTGAGTGGCTGTTCTCCGCTTTTAAGGAATCTCTGTGGCTTACAGTTAAAAGAGATGGTCAACTCACCAGCTCGCAAGATTCCATACTCATCAACCTCAAAAGGCAATGCTTCAGCCATGCGGTACTCTTCAACATTGATTGAGTCCTCTAAGCGCTTATATCCCTTTTTGGAATTAAGAGCATTCCTGAGTCCACGAATATTCACGTTATAATCTTTTATGATATAGGCCTTATAATTCAGCGTGATATTCTTATAACGACCATTATCAATAATCAGATCGCCATCTCTACCGGGTACGCTTACATACTCCCGATCTCGCTCTGGTGGATCCGCTAACTGATCCCCATAAAGCCCAACACCGAACTCTAACGTGTTTATATCATCAAATATCAAACAATCATTCCTACGCATAGACCAATCCTCTTCTCTGTACTGCGTCATTGATCTTTTCTTGGATTATCTCAGCCAATGCGTTGATATCCTGTCCTTCAGCACCATTGATTGTCATGTTGACTGTTATGCTTCCAGCGTCAGCCTGTGTCATAGGTGCCATGTTTACATTGGTCTGCGGTATCTCAATCTGTCCAAACGCATCATCAATCATGGCATCTGTGGCCTTGGTGATTTCATCTGCGTTGGCATCAATACCAAGTGCGATACCTTCATCAAACATATCACCGAGCCAAGCACCCTTCTTAGATGGTGAATGAATCTGCAACATATTCTTGGCCGCATTGAAAGCACTCTGAGCTGCGCTTCTTGCCGCATCTGCTATTGCTCCAGCCGCATTCACGATACCATTCTTGATACCCTGAATGATGTTCATTCCAATAGAAGCCCAATCTGTATTACCAAAAGCACTCTTAATTGCATTGATTATCTGCGGTATAGCCGCAACAACTTTGGGGATGGCTTGGAGTAGTCCAACTACTAACTGTCCAATGATCTCGATACCCTTTTGGAGTATCTGTGGCAAGTTCTGTGCAACTGTAGCAACGAACTTTGCAATAACTTGTACAACTGCTGTCACTATCTGCGGTAAGTTATTTACAATACCATTCACAAGATTCAAAAGCAGATTCTTACCATTTTCCATGATGGTCGGATAGTTCTGCATGATGAATGATGCAAACTGAGTAATAAGTTCTCCGGCAACACTTATCATCTGCGGTAAAGCATTCAACACACCATTGACAAGCGATGTGATAATCTCAACACCTTCATTGAGCACATTCGGAAGATTGGCTGTTATTCCATCAAGCAAACTGCCTAATATTTCGCCAGCCGTATCAACTCCAAGTATCTCGCCAGCAGCTAAATCCATAGAATCGCTAAGTGACTGAATGAGATCTTTACCAATGCTTATCCAATCCATAGATATAAGCGCTTTTCCAAGTTCAAATACAATCTTGGTGGCCGCTTCTAACAAGTATGGCGCTGCGTCAACTATAGCCTTGACAAGAGCCACAACAATATCAACTCCAACTTTGGCTATCTCGCCAGCATTGTCTGATATTCGATTTAGCGCACCAATAAGCATTGTGCCGACACCGCTTAACAGATCAGGCAGCGCTTTGAATGCGTTGCCAATCATCGGGAATAGATTGTCGAATAGGAAAGTATTGATAGTACTACCAAGCACTTGCAATGAAGGCCTGATATCTTCTCCAAGTGTGAGATTGGCTAACAGATTTTGACCAGCCGCCTTCATAGCACCAAGCGAGCCTGTGAATGTGGTCTTTGCCTCATCAGCCGCAACACCTGTCAATCCTAACTCATCCTGAATAACATGAATAGCAGAATAAACATCACCAAGATTATTGATGTCGTATTTTACACCTGACAACTTCTGAGCATCTGCAAGCAAGCGCTCCATCTCGGTTTTAGTACCACCATATCCGAGTTTTAAGTTATCAAGCATTGTATAGTTCTGTTTAGCGAATCCCTGATAAGCTGTCTGAATAGAAGTAATATCTGTACCCATCTTGGCACTATTATCAGCCATATCCATGATTGCAGTATTGGCCGCTTCTGCTGCCTTAACCGTATCACCACCGAATGCCTGTTTTAATGAAGCGCCGAATGATACAGCCTGTTCTGCATAATCATTTGCAGATATGCCAGCCTTTGCCGCTTCCACTGCATAGTCCTTTGCAGCTTTAGCCGCATCACCATACAGAGTATCTAATCCACCGAAAGACTGCTGTAAATCTCCACCAGCTTCAAGAGCCGACTTAAGAGCCGTACCAATACCAGCGGCGGCAATAGCACCCTTGATTGCTCCGGCTATGTTCAATCCGGCAGACTTACCAGCGCTCATTGACTCACCACTAAGCGCACTCGATATAGATCCACTAATACCTTTTGCAGATGGAATTATTTGGACATACGCTTTTCCTAATTCAGTTGCCATTTAATTTCCTCCACTCTTCTATGAAGTCATCACCAGTTTCAAATTCTCTGGTGGTCTTTTCCTCGTTCTTTGTCAACGCTTGCAACAACGATTTAGGCTTGTTTTTGCCTGTTGTAGCGTCTTTTGTTTTTGCATATACATTGATAGCTGTGTTATCAGCAATATGAGCCAAGAGTAGAGTTTTTGTATCTACTCTCAGCCCATTTATCTTAAGCATTATCCGGGAATCATCACGCAAACCATTCGCAAGGATAGCAGCATAATAAGCATCAAGACTTTCAATGCTATATATCCCATAGGTTTCCGCAAAATCACAAATCAAAGCATCCTCGTCAAGTGCTATCATTCCTGCGAGGATTGAGATTTTTTTGATTCTTCACCAAGTTTAGCCATGACATCACGGAACACTTCAATGATTACTCCTGTTTGAGCAATTCCGTCTTTGTCAGTTGCAAACTCAATCAGATCCGCTTCGCCTTTATCTCCAAACAAAAAAGGCACTGCAAATGCTGTACCTACTAAGATTTCATCTTCGTTGCCTGAATCCATCTTGGCTAATGCCTTTATAAATCTCCAATCCTTTACTTTTTCAGGATTGACATCACAAGTAAACTTGCTTTTGGTTGTAATTTTCACTTCATCCTCCTAATCTTAAGCAGATACAGAAGCGCTCTTCAGATACTCATAATGAGTATTGCCATCTGTATCAGGAATACACTTAACAGTGGTTTCATAACCAACTGCAGCCGTATCAGAATATGTGATATCTCCCACCTCTGATATCTTTGCATCCGGGATAACTACTCTCTTTGCCGTGTTGTCACGCAAGATCATATCAATTACGATTGCAACCTCGGGCAGATCAGCGTTGTTGGCACTGATTGCAAGACCTGTTGACAGATCGCCTGTCACATTGTCTGATCCGTATACAAACTTGAGAACATCCTCATTCAGTATCTCAATAAGAGTGAACTGAAATGTATCATCTTTAGATGTCTGTATGCTCAATACTGTGTCACCACCCCAAGCCTTGATATCCGTAGACTCAAGATTGGTAGAGTTGACAAGACCAGCATCAGAGCAATAACCAAGACAAGCAAAAGAAGCGTCAAGGGCATCAGCGGTATCATCGGGAAGATTTGTTCCCTTCGGTGCTACCCATATAGCGCCTGTGGTCTTGGGTTTGCCAGCAGAAACATTGCTTGCTACGTTTCCCATATTATTACCTCCTTAATAATGTACAATATCGAATACTGCCTGATATCTGTACTGCTTAGTTGTTGTATCTGTGAAATTATAATCAGTATTCAAGTCAACTTTAGCAATATCGCCTTCTGTGATAAGTCCGTTAAGCATTACATCTATAACTTCCTCATTCATCAGGGCTGCGTTATACATAGTATCTGCATAACTCTGTATTGTAAAAGTGCTTGAATATATGTGATTTTCGAGCGTGCTCCCTGTCTTTTCGAGTATAAAGAACTTACTCGGCTTTGTTTTAGGGATTTCCATAAAGGCCGGAGCACTCAGCCTGTTATCACTATTCAAGTAATTCAGTATTGTAACCTCTATCATATCCCTATCCTCTAATAGCCTTCAGAATGGTATTGTCTTTACTATTTTCTCGCCTTGCTTGGAATGTAACAGCGGCCACCTGTGCATTAACTCGGTTTTTACCTGTCTGAGTTGTGACTTCATACCCGGTACCGAGCCTTCCTATTGCATTATCAGCATAGCCTTTGCATATATTCATCATTTCAGGTGATCTTAACAGTTCTCTGACACCATCCCGATTAAGCTCAAACTTCATCTTATCAGCCATAACGCTCAACCTTTACATTGCTACCCCATCTTAGCGGTATATTCTCTTGTATGCCTGTCTGTGGATAACCTATAGTTTTATAAGCATCTCCCCAGATATATACCTTGGCATCTACCCAGTTATGAGTGTCACCCTTTGGTATTCCGAGCACATACTCGACTTTTTTACCGTATAATTCCGTAGTAGTCGTGATATCATCCGTTGTAGGCTGACCGACTAACACATCATCAATATTGACTTTTTTTTCAGATTCTATTGGAGCACCAAAAGGATCATATGATGTTATCGTGCCGACCACTAACTGTACTGTCATGCCCTTCATACGCTTAAACTCCCATGTGGTACTAATTCCTCTGTCGGTGAATATGAGCCAATCTGATTTCCTTTGCCGAGCATCTGCTTTTCCAACTTGGCAAGATATAACTCGCCTGTCGTACCGCTTGATATGCTCCAACTCTGTGAATATCCCAACCCACTCATTGAGCCTTGTGTTGCTCCTACTGGAACACCACCACTCTCACCATCACCAATGGCCCTGATGACCATTCGGCATGAAACAACCTTCTTGATATCATCTGATGCACTGCTACCATAAGAATCTATGATAACAGCCGCATCATCAAGTAACGTGGTACAGATAGCCTGTTCGCTCGTTGAAAGTGTACGCTCCATGCGAGCCTGAACATCTAAATATGTTGCATAAGCCATTGTTACCACCTCACTTCTTTGTGCTTGTCTTTTTCTTTGTTGCCGCCCTTTTCGGCTGTTCCTCTTTTGCCTCTACCGATTCAGTAGGCTTTGCGCTTATCTCAGCGGCCAGTACATGACCAGCCGCCAAGTATTCATCCTTGCGCTCATCCGCAACCCACATCTCAGTATTGGTTATGCGGTTGACGAACTTTATCATCATACGCTAGGAACATTTGTTGCTGTAAGAGCATTGAATACAGAAGTATCAGCACGGAAACCAACTTCGATCTCTGCTCTAACTGCAAACATATTCTGCTGGAAGAGATTGATAACATCACCACCACCAAGATCAAGAGTAGCATCTGATGAGTAGTCAATCTTAACGCCTTCAACAGTGCCATACATTGCCTGTGTCCAGTCACCCATAACTGCAACAACTGAAGGATTGCCAGCCTTGAAAGCACCCTTGCTGATATAAGTAGGTGCACCAAGGATCATCGGGATTGCTCCTTCTGCTACGCTATTGACAAAGAGTGGCCTCTTGTTATCATCCGTAGCTGCAAGGAAGATTCCTCTTGCCTGAGGTGAGATTGCATAACCGTTTACGATACCACCATGAAGTGATACATCTGTATCTGCTGCAACAAGACCAGCGTAAACATCTGATGCAAGGCTCTGTGCTGTAACTGATGCAAAGTTATCAAAATCTGATCCGGGCTTTGAGCCATTACCGAATACAGTTGCATCAAACTTCTGTGCAAGTGCTCTAGGAAGTCTAGAAACAAGTGCATCATAAAGAGAAGCCACATCTCTACGGAACTCGTTAGAGAAGGGAACGATAACTGCGAGCTTATATGCTCTCATAACTTTGGTCGCAAGTCCGGGATTTGATACCGGCTTTGATGCTGTTTCACCAACCCATGAAGCCTCGGGATCTGATGTGATTACATTGATTGCTGTTCCTCTACCGGGAAGTGCGATCTGTCTTGCAAGACGCATTACTGCTGAATCCTGCTGTACTTTTGCCATAATCTCCTGTGATACGTCAACAGGAAGATCTATGCTCGTTCTGTTTGTTGCTACGCCTGAAAGTGCCATAATAATTTCCTCCTAATTAAATGCTTGATTAGCCCATTCAGCAAATTGCTGTTTTGTGCTAGGTTTTGCTATGTTCTGGACTTCTCCACCATCCTTAAGATTGGGATATTCGGAAGGCTTTGCAAATGCCAAAATGCTCTCGGCCTGTGCTTTACACTCATCCTCTGTTTCCGCTGTCAAAAGATTGGTAGGAACTCCTGTTTCTGTTGCAACCTTTTCACGAATCGTTCTAACACTCTCTGCTTTTTTGAGTGTGTTCAGTTCAAGTTCCAACTTCTCAGCTCTCTCCGTTGCCTTCTGAAGTTCTGACTTGTTTGCCGCTTCAAATTCATCAAACTTGGCGGCCTTTTCTTTCAATTCTTCAAAGCCTTCGTACTTGGCTCTCTCTCTTTTAAGACGATCAGCCACAATATTATCCAGCTCTGCTTGGGTAAAGGTTTTATTCTCTACCTGATTCTCGTTATTGGTTGCATTTTCCTGATTCACAGTTTCCATATATACCTCCTAAAGAGTAAAATCCACGTTTTAGGCACGTGTTGCCGATATATGATAAAAGCACCCGGTTAAGGATGCTCTAATCAACATTTATCTCTTCAGCCTCGGAACTATTCAGCTCTTTTCGCTTTTCATAGGCTGACCGCTTTTGTGCGTTTATTTTGTCTTTGTTTTTTGCATAGTTTTCTCTACGTAGGGCATTGATAACATCAGGATTCATATTCATCCATCTTGCATATTCAAGGCTGGTACTTCCACCTAATTCATCAATGTCTTGGTCGACTGCGGCCTTTTCTAACATATCCCAATACTTATCAGGGTTATATCCTTGTACTTCAGTATCGGATGTATGTCTGACCATATATGAGCAATCACAATTACTGTGGATGTGTTCAGCGTGGCCTTTTCTCATTGACCGCTTGCTTATTTTCACCCATCCATTAGCCGCAAGCCCTATGCAATATGCGCAAGTATCACCACTTGGAATCCAAGCAAACTCAGCGCCATCTCTAGCACCATTCTGTACCAGCGTATCTTGACCGACTTGCTTTACCATTCTGCCGACCGTACTTGATACCATTTCAACATTGAGTGATTGTTTTAATGTACCATTCACGGCCTTGGCAACATCACTATATGCCGGATTAGGTGCAACCTCTGCTGGTGGAACTGCGACACCTTCCAATGCCGCTATCGCATCATACATTTCAGCCGCTACCGCACCACTTGCAGTGCCATACCACTCAATTATTTCATAAGCTGATCCAATTAAAGCATCTATATCATCTAAGCCATGTAATTGCACGTACTTTGCCATATCTTGAGCAGCTTTTGAATTTATCTTTGACAATGTATTGATAAAGGCTTGCCAATCCTTACTTGAAAGATACATTATTCAACCTCTGTATCAGGTGCATTGAGCAATTCGGTCACAATGTTCAGCCCGGTATTGATACGCTCCTGATTCTTAATTCGTCTTATATCAGCCTTATCAAATCCAATCATCTCAAGGAATGTATCTGTATTTGCAAATGCCTGTCTTGCGCTTGCGATCTTGATTGCCGCATCTGCGGTCATTGCCACGCTCGGCATTGCCGGATTGCGGAAGTGTGCGATAATATCACGCTGGTCATCCGTCAACTCACTCAATGCTATGTTGTTAACTATTGCGGTTGCCATAAGTGCAACCATTCTGAGTGAATCACCATTGCTGATGTTCAACTGTTCAGCCATTCCGATAAGCGTCTGACTTTGTGCGAGTATTGCATCACTTGATGTCGGATTTGCTTCGTTGACTACTCCAGTATCGGTCACGCTCAAACCTGTGGCGGCACTAAACTGTGTCGCAAGTATGCGAATCATCTCAACGTGTGGTGTGATGCTTCCCTGTGTCAACTGTCCGAATGTCGGCTTTTCGCCTGTTTCGGGATTGGTTGTGCTGGCTATGATCGAGCCTACGTACTGCCTAAACTTCTGATTGATTATCACATCATACTGGTCATCCGTAACACCAAGCAGATATTTCTGTGGTGATGTCGCAAACTCAAGACCGATAGTTGCATTGGCTATGGTTCGAACATAACCATCAATCAATCTTCTGACAGGCTCTTTTATCCTTGACCTTCCAAAAGGCTTATTGCTGGTAGCATTCCAAACAAATGCTTCCATTAACGGTCTACCCATCTTGTGAGCGTGCGCTGTGGCGTACCACATACCCATCTTCTTTTCCAATACCCATACAGCCGTATCAGTGTAGTAATATATCAAGCTCGGACTCCAAGAAGTAGCCTCTTCGTTATCGGGTACAGTGTCAATGATTGCAAAGCCACAAGATACACGACCATTTTCACCATCCCATAAAGCAGCCGCTGTCTGTGGAGAATGGAAACGGATTTTGCACCCAACCTCATCATCTGCTGACAATGTTGCAAATGTGCATCCGTACTTTAATTCATCACGGCAAGCCTTGGCATACTCGGCAATCAGATCATTGTTGATAACAATCTGGTCAAGTTGCTCCACTTCGTTACCATTCGCACCCACAAAACCGTCAAAGATAGAGCGTGCGGCAAGTACATCAACCGTCTTTGCTCCCCAAGCACATCCGATTTCCAACTTCCTCATACCATCAGGAAGCGCCAAACCCAAATTAACATCATTGAGTGATATCTTCCCTTCATAGTATTTATTTTTCTCTACATTCTTCGCCTGATGAGTTTCAAATACATTTACAAGCTTCTGCATCCGTATTTGCTCATTAACAGGGAATCCGGCAATCTGACCGGGTACGATTGATAAGTTCATAATAATTACCTCAACCTATACGCATAACTCTGTTAGGATCTCGCTTGGTATTCTTTGCCGCCCATAGAGCCAATGCACAAGCCTCTATTGGTGCGGAATCTTCGCCACCAAAGCCCCATCCACCGCTTATTGGTCTTTTCACGGATGATATAGCACTATTCCTCAGCGCATCCTGTCCACTGTACCAAGTAAGCGTTTGCTCGTTTAGGCCATCCATCAACATACTAACTGCAGCTATCATATCTGTAGCCTTTGGCCTTATGACCGAGCCTTTATACTTCCATACATCTGTTATTTTATCCACCAAGACATCTACACCATTGCGACCATCTATCACAACACATGATGCCTGTTTGTATCTCTCATTGAGCCAATCAGCAAGCCATTGTGTACCAAGTCCAGTAGGTTTACGCTCTATCAGTGATATACGTGCCTTACCACTCTCAGGAATGACCGCACCACACAAGCACACTTCTGAGCCATCAGCACTAAACTTTATACCATAGGCAGTTTTGCCATTCGGTTTTAGCTCATCAGACTTGCAAGCATCCCATAGCGCTTCTGGAATAGCGTATGCTTGGCTAACTGTAGTGATTTGTGTCCACCATCCCAAGCGTTCTCTGCAAAATTTATCAAGCGCCATGGTATTAAACTCATTCAAAACTGTCTTTTCTGATATTCTGTAACCCATTGCCGGATTAGTCATGTAAGCCAGTTCAATGACATTATCAGGTGTGACATCTTCTTTTTTCTCTATGGACCACTCAAGCCACCAAGTAGATAATGGTGGATCTATTTGGTGTGCTTTATCATGTAAACCTTTGAAAACAGTGCCGTGACACGTTTCATCAGGTGGAGTACCAAGATAAATGATCTGAGGCATTGCAGTATAGTCATCAACATCAGAAGCCGCTGAGATTGTCGGAAGTATTGCCGCCAATTCATCCTCAGTTAGTTCCTGCGCCTCATCAATGATTATTACTGAATATGTGCCACCTCTTGCGCCACTGTTCGTTCTCGTCTGGAACTCAATACAGCCACCTTCGTGCATTATTCCGTTTTCGTCTGTCCAATCTTTGAAATAAATACCCTCAAGTCCACGTGCTTTTACAATGTATTTAACATCTGCCGCAAACTCGGGATAACGTTCAGGATTCTCAAACAGATTTAATAGTTCTAAAAACATCTTGTGTGTTGTAGAACTATGATGTGCGGAATATAAAACTCTTTTATGTTCAAAATCTGATTTATATGCCGCATAATTCCTTGCCGAATAACTTTTGCCATTCTGCCTTGGTTTTGCAATACCAATGGAAGTAGCAGCCGGAGCACCAAACTCATCAACTGCTAACATCAACTCTAATTCATATAATTGACACGGATAAAAAGAGGCACCGCCATCCTCTTCAAATACTTCCGCAACTTCTTTTCCATTTGAGCTTACATATGTACCAATAACAGAATATGTCGGCTTTTGATTACCTCTTCGCATCTACCTTTTTCTTTAGGCGGTCATGCTTGGATTCTTTTTTGGTTTCATCCGGCAGTGCTTCGATCTCGGCCATTACTTCCATCAATCTCTTACTGTTGGATGCCATATCTCGACCACTATCACAATTCTGTATTGTTTCGGCCAACTTATCCCTAAGTGCAATCAATGTTGCTCGTTTGTCACCGCTTTTAGCGGCCTCAATAAGATCTGTCACATCCAAATCTCCCTTCTTTATACCGTGATTACGCATATTTCCAAATATATCCACAAGCCGTTTTTCGTTTTCCTCTTACACATTCTCCAATATTGCTTTTGGTATTTAGAAATGATTTAGCTTCTGTTATAGAAGAAAAATCCCTTATATGTTCGCCATCAACCGTGTATTGAGAAATTGGCTTTTCGCAACCTTTGTTCATTCTGGCTTTTAGAATTTCATCTTTGTTCGTTTCATCTGCGTGAACCCATATAAATCCTCCGGATGATTTATGATGTTTGTTTGTCAAACTTGCAGCACTTTTTATGCTTGAATAATCTATTCCAAGTGCCTCAGATGCTTCCTGTGCAGAAGAATATGTACGTATGTATTCTCCGTTCAAATTATATTGTTCTATTGCTCTAGCCTGATGATTTGCTCCACCGCACATAGCACTTGGATGTTTCTTTTCTTTAATCGCCTTTTTAAGTTTTACTTCTCTCTGGTTATCATCCTCCAAAAGCCAGATTGATCCGTTTGTCGAAAATCTGTTACCTTTGGTGCAATCGCTAATACGTGATATTCGTGTATTAGTGATTTCAGCCGCTTCCGTCATGCTGTCATATCTTCTGATTAGTTTTCCATCTAGACTATACTGAAACACACTTTTTTCAAATCGTGATACATCGTCACCGCCAAGCGTTTTATTGTATCCATATTTTGGATTATACGATTTATACATCTGTATAAAAAATTGTTCCATAGTCTTGGCTTCTGTTTCGTTAAGCTTTTCAGCTATAACTTCATGCCGAATATTGTGCCAGCCATATTTATTTATGGCATTAGTAAAATGGTGGTTGTACGAATAGCCACGACCATTCAGCCATCTTTCCTCTACGTTTCTGCTGGTTATACCAATATAAATTTTCCCATTAGGTGCCGTATGTTTATAAACGCAATATTCTTTTTTCATAATTACCTGCCTTCCGTAATCTGCCTATTATTAAGCCACAGCAGACACTAGGCATTGTGCTTTTCGGGAGCTACCCTATCTGTGGCAATGTTATTTATTTGATATGAGCCATGTGGAAAAATGTCTCAGCGCGTGCGGCGCT